CGTATGGTTGCTCCAATAGGAGCCCTGCGTAACATCCTACATAGTGTACACTATGAAGGAATAGGAGTTTTACAACCACGTATAAACTCCTCAGATGCTTCCGATGCATTTCGGAAGGACCTGAAAAGGTCGCCGGAGGCCATGCCTTCGCCGATCTTTCTCGCGATTATATTCGCGAAGTGGAGGATCACTTTTGTAAGTGGGTCCCCCATCAACACACCTCGGTAAAGAGTTACCTGGCGTGTGGTACCCTCCACAAGGGTACCGATATCACTTAACGGCCCAGTGGCCGTAAAGTAGACAGTCCTCGGTCTGAAGCAGACTGCGAGGACGATGCCTTGAAGTAGTGCGGGTATTCCGCACTTCTTCATCCAACCTCGTCCGGTTATCCGGGCGAGGTGATGGATCATTCGGTCGGTTGCCTCCGAATAATCGGTACTGGAGAAGTACAGATCTTCCCAGTACATAGTACGATCCACATGGTCGTGGAACGTATCTTCAACCCTCCTTTTCTTGTCTTCACAAAATAGGAGGTCGAACATCTCTTCTGATGTAAAATCACGGAAGAGATTCCATCCGTGGTGGGATCTACCCATTCCGGACGATGAACTCTTGATCCCCTTCTTGAGGGGATAAGAGCAGATCTTGGAGACTGTGTCTAGCACAATCTTCAATGCCGCGCGTCCTTTTGTAACGACGCGGGCTTTGCCAGGTTCTCTAACAATGGTTAGGTGAACCTCACGAAGTTCCTCAGGCGAAGTATTGAGGACTTCATCGAGACAGGCGTAGAATACGCCAGTACCGATACTCCCGAAATCGTCCTTGTTGACGAATTCGGTGACCTCTCCCGTGTCCAAATCGCGGACCGGGATAGGAATTTGCTCGTACTTCTCCATTAAGGACAAGACGGCTTGGGCAGTTCCGCCCTCTCTCCTGTTGGCTTCCCAACAGGCAGAGCCTGAGACTGTGACTCTTGCTTTGGAGTCAAGTCCTGTAAAGATATGGTCCGGCAATTGCCGCATCACATCATCGAACGCAGCCTGGACTAATCCAGATTGCGTTTTTGTCAACTCCGGGGGTGCCTCTTGCACCGACCGGAGGAACTTCCTCTTGGATCTTAGGACCACAAGAGGAGGAGGTGTCCCAGATCCTCGAGTTTGGGACAGGGTTCCAGCTAGGAAAAGCCTAGAGAACCCTTCATGCCTTACGGCCCTGTCCCAGACAGGGCGTAGGAAGGACTGGATCCACCTGGGGATCGAGTCCATGTCGGAAATAGCCTCCGACGGTTCATCCTGGTGTATTACCATTTTGAACTTCTTACGAGCTTGCTTAAGCATCTCGTAATGCGTAGTTTGCTCATCTAATGAGAAACTAGTCACCTC